GCCGCCCATGAATCCGTCCAGTTTATCTAACGGAATCACCGCTTCCGGTCCTCGGCCCTCACCAATCAATGCCAACGTTGGTCCCGTGACAATACCGCCCTCGGCCATCGCTGGAATATTTGATTCCGACGCCGCTTGCAATTTTGCCTTAACTCCCGCACCAATTGCCAACAATGCGGCACCGGCGGCCAATGCAACGTATGGGTCCAATTTTATTGTGGCCAATTTCAATGCCAACAATCCCGCACCATATTGAACCAATATTTGGCCCAACGTTGACAACAAACCGGCGAATGAACCCATCACGAATGAACCCAAATCCGCCATCGTCGCTTGACCGACCGCCATTGCACCAATCATTTCGGACATACCAATGATGGTATCGACGGCCATTTGATTTATTGCATCCGAAATTGCCGATGTCATTTGAATTGCCGCCATTTGCATTTTTGCAAATCCCTTTGGCAATGACTTAAACACCGGTGCATCCTCGAAATCGATATCCGTGAATTCCTCAAGGCCCATTGATACGGCATCAAGCGGTTGAAGTGTATTCTCAAGGTCTTGACGAATAATCCCCTCCCTGTATTGTGATTGAAGGCCGGCAAGGCGTTCAAGTTCCGCGTTTAAATCAACATAGGATTTTTTTACCTTCGGATCAACCGGCGGGATTGGTGAAATTATTGGATCGGGTTTTTCATCAATTTCATCCAATACGTCCGAAAGCCCGCCAAGTTCTGCGGTTGTTTCTTTCGCCTCATCGCCGGCCAAACCTAAATCATCCTTGATTTCGCTAATTACTTGGCTTACACTTTTTAGGGCCGGAACGCTTTCATATTTAAACTCTTTGAAGGTGTTGATTTTAACACTTTCGAAACCAAGGGCATCGGCAACGGCATTGAATGTTTTAATCAATGGGTTCAATACCTTGATGCCCATATTCGCCATGTATTTCAGCGAATTAATCGTCACGGCCTTAACGGTGTCGAAATTGTATGCTAAATAGGCAAGGATTCCAACAAGTGCGGCAACCGCCAAAATGATTAGTGTGATTGGGGATAGTGCCACATTCAAAACGGTACCGAATGCCGCCGTTGCGCCAGTTGTAAGCCATGTTGCGGTTCGTATCGCAACCAATGCCGTTTGAAATGTTCCCAATATCCAAACGACCGGACCAATTGCGGCGGCAAGTCCCATGATGACCAAGGCGGTTGTTTGAACCCCTTGGGGTAATTCAGTAAATGCAATAAAAACTGAACTCAAAACATCCAACAACGGCCGAAGGGCCTTTGCTATGGTTTCACCCGCTGATATTTTCAAACCCTCCCACGCCGATTCAAATTCCTTCATTGATCCATACGCCGTGTCGTTCATCGTGTCGGCCATTGACTGCGCCGAGCCGTCTGCCTCCTTTAACGCTTGGGTGAATGGATCAATTTTATCAACACCATTTGCAAGAACCAACAATGCGGATTGCGCCGAACGCCCAACCTCATCTTTGGCGTCGGCCAAACCAATGCCTTGGTCGGCCAAAATTTTAAGTTTTTCCGCAACGGGTTCGGAACCCGCACCCAATTCGGAAATTATACGACGCAACGATGTTCCCGCCTGCGAACCCTTGATACCCGCATCGGCCAAAATACCAAGCATTGCCGTTGTTTCCTCAATGGACATTCCCGCCGAATTAGCAACGGGGGCGACGTATTTCATTGAATCGGCGAACTTTTCCATGTCCAATGCGGACGATGAAAATGATTTGGCCATCACGTCGGTCAAATGCCCCGTTTGGGAAACATCCATTTGAAATCCCCGCAATGTATTACCTACAACCTCGGCAGAGCGACCAAGTTCCGAATCCGTTGCCTGTGCAAGTGCAAGCGTTGATGCGGTTACGCCATCAATTTGCGGTGCCGTGAAACCCAGTTTTGCAAATTCCGTTTGTAGATTCGCAACCTCGGCCGCCGTAAATATGGTGGTACGCCCTAATTCAAGGGCGTTTTGTTTGAGCATATCAAATTCGTCGCCAGTCGCGCCCGATACGGCGCGAACCTTTGACATCTCAAGTTCAAAATCCTTGAATGCATCCGTTGATACTGCACCAAAGGCAACAATTGGTGCCGTCAATCTCAATGACAAAGTACCACCCAATTTCTGCATCGCGCGGCCGGATTGTTGCATCGCGCGCTCCGCCTTATTTAGTCCGCCAATCAATGGCGCGACATTCGCGAAAAACCGCAGATTTATGGACGAAAGATTCATTTGCCGCCGAATTTTTTATTTATCGCATCTAAAACCTCACCACGTGACCACACGCGTTTCGGTCCTTGTTTTTTAATTTCCCACGGGAACGTAATCAAATCTTTCGGTTTGACACGCCGTTTTGTATGTGGCGCGATCGTCACCGATGCAATCCAGCGGGCGCGTTCCCAGTCGCCGCGGTATTGCATTTCAAGTTTCTTTGAATATCCCTCCGACATGTTGTAGAATTCACGCGGTAGCATATCATAAAACTCGGACGGCCTCAATCCTAATTGACCAAATGCATACGCCTCAAGGTTGTCCCATGTGGGTTCCTCTACTGCTTTGCCGCCTTTGCTTTGGTCATTGGCTTTTTTTCATTGCTTGAAAATTGATGATTAAATGCCGTGAATGCCTTTTCCAAAATCGAATTGTCGTCGTCCAAAAAATCGGCAACATCGTCGACCGATAAACCGAACGGCATTTTTTCCTTTCGTGCGCCATCCTTGAAACCACACCATACCAATTTGATGGCATGATCCAATGTGATGTTTTCTTGCATGTTTGGCAATTCATTCAATGTTATACCCGTGATTGCGGTGAATTCGCGCAATGCATTGAATCCGAACCGCACGGGGTAACGTTTGCTATTAATCTCAATAAATTCAATCATGATTGTGATTTTTTAATAAAGGGGGACGACACGTTGCCGCCCCCCTGCTAATTTACGGATTAGTTTGTCGCCTCGGACAATGCGCCGGTGCCTTCAAACGAAAAGGACATTGTAACATTGTCCTCCATTCCGGCCTCTTGATCCAATGATGTCAAATATCCCTGTCCGGAATAATATTTCTCATCGGTACTGCTGGAACCGAATTTCACGTACAATTTGGTGCGTCCGGTAAGATATCCCCACAAATCGGAATATCCGTCGGCACTTGCGATGTTGTAGGTCACCAAACCATCGCCCGAAAGGGACCATGATTTTTGTCCTTCCAACAATTCGCGCCACCCTGCGGAATCCTTGTTCGATGTGTCGCGCGTTTCCATTGAAACGGAAAGCGATGCACTCGTGCAACGTCCGACCTCGGAATATGTCACGCCGTCCGTGCTGAATTGAATCAGCACATCCGTTGCGTTCATGATGCTTGTTGATGCGGCCATGATTATTGTTGATTTTTAGATTCGGATTTGATTTGAAGAAACCCCTGTTCCTTCAATTGTTTGGCAATGTGTTCGGGAACCATTACGCGTGATCCTGCCCGAACAACGCGGTTGTTCATGATTTCCCAATCCTTTGCCAGTTTGACCTCTTTCATTTTTTTATGATTTAATTACTCGAAACGTCAAATCGATTTGCGACCCAAAGGTACGTTCGTCCTCGGAAAACAAATCGCGTTCGCCGTCATATTTGCACGATTGAACAACCACCCCACGGATGGTTTCATTCATGCGGACGAACGCGGTTCGGATGTATTCAATTCCGTTTTGAACATCGGCATATTTGGACGAAACAACCGTGATTCGTACCAATACCTCGTCAATGTGTGAATCGCTATCCTTTGACATTGCGGTCGCGACATTCACGACCTCGTAAATGGCAAACGGGTTTGTTTGCCGTTGCGCCCCAATAACGGGGAACACCCTTCCACCGAACAACGAATTTAAATTCGTGTCCGTGTCAAATTTGTATTTTATAATCTTACCAATCATCACCCTTTTGGTAAAAATTTACCCACATGACGTTTTAATAAACCAAAAAACATTGCAATCACCTTTGGTGATGCGGATGCCTTGGCCCTATCTGCAAAACCCTTATTTGAACCATTATAGGTTCCATCCTTTAGGTATCCGTAATTGATAAAATGCGCGAACCATCCGCCCTTGTCCGGGTCCCGAAATGAACCCTTGACACGCGGACCAACCCAAAACGATGAAAACAATTTGCCGTTTCCACTTTTCGATCGTCCTATGCCAATAGATTTGCGAAGTGTTCCCTTTGGGATTTCGGCATAAATACCGCCATTTCTATAAACCGTGAATTGTTTGTCTGCGTCTTTAATTTCTGCACGCATTTCCTTCACCGCAATCCCCAATGCCTTGCGTTGCATTTGAGAAATGAATCGTGTACCCATGCCGACTTTTATTCGCTCAAGTTCACGCACCACTTTTTGAATATCACCGTTCAAATCGTTTGTATTTATTCCAATACCTTCCCCCTTGCTTGCCATATCAATCGGTGATTTCGGTGGTGATTCGCATGAATGCCTTGCGGGCATCCTCGTTGATGATTGATTGGATTTTGTACGTGTTGCCACGATACACAATCCGCATTTGTTCGTTCAAATTGGATTTGTAACGAATGATGAAATCGACGCGTTTTGTTGCGACGATTTGATTTCCCTTTTCGGCCTCGTTGCCCGACTTTTCCTCGACCTTGGCCCAAACATTCGACAACGTTGAAAAATCAACATTGTTTTGGCCGAAAAAATCATCGGACACACCGCCCAATGTTTGAACATCGGTGACGACGCACGTCGTCGTTTCCGTTTCGCCGAAATCGTTTGTGACGCGCGTTGCGTATTCATCAACGAATTCGGTCGCGTTTATTTCCGCCGCCGAAAACGTTTGAATCGTGATGCGCTGATCAAGGTCCCCCGGATTCATTAGAACGTAAACACGCGAAACGGGTTCCACAAATACTCCGATGCCGTCGGCAAACGCTTGACCGAATCGATTCGGTTTTCGTACATGTCGGCAATGACCAACAACATGCCCTGCCGCAATGGTGCCGGAACATCCGATGCGGATGAATAGCCGACAACATATTCGACAATGACCGCGTTCGTCGTGTCCTTTGTACTGAACCAACCATCCTCCGAAATGATTCGTGATGGTTGTGAAATCAAATCCGTCCGATATTTGGACGAATTTATTGTGATTTCATCACCCGCATCGTCGATGTATTTGACCGACGAAACCGATTGCACGGGACCGCGGGACAAATAAATGATGTCCTTATCCGCGGGCGTGTAATCCGGAAACATATCATAGAATTCCTCGATTGTCGTCGTCATCAAAATTTGGCGCGTGTATTGTTCGCACAATTCACGGGCCGCGGAAATCATGATGGCCAACGTTGTATCGTCATCGGAATGATCGACACGAAGGAATTCCTTCACATCGGTCAATGACAATGGTTCCGAAACCGCCGGGGTGATGATTGAAATGCTCATCGCTTTTCGCCCTTGTTTTTAATAGCACGCTCGGCACGTTTCACGGCCGGTTTTGCAACCGGTACCGCGTACCCCGCCGCGATATAATCCTCTGCAACATCATTGGCGAGGGTTACGCGTTCCCCAACGGAGAACGCGAACCCTTTGCCAACGATTTGTTGAATGAATTCAACCTCCATCATCTATGGATTAGGCCATGGTGATGTAACGGAATGCGGAATCATCGATTGATCCGGCGTCCTTTCTTGAATAGGCGATAAATCCGAGCAAAAGTGAATCGGCGTAACGCTCATTCAAACGCAACATTTGAACACCTCCGGCATTGCGAACGACGTATTTGTCGAAGTCACCAACAACGATTGGTTTCGCGGTTGTAGCGATATCGGCCATGTCATTGTTCACGTATGCGGGAACACCAAACACGCGGTCGGGTTCGCCGGCGGCCATTGAAGGGATGAACACGGGGAAATCGTTAGATGAACCAACACCCAGTTTGCGGATGGCGGACATCGTGTTGTCGTTAGCCATCAAAGCAAATTTGGGGCTATTGCGGTACGACTTGTCCACGCTATGGATCAATTCGAGGATTTCGGCGGCCGTGATTGCTGATGCGCTCGCGGCGGTCAATGCGCTGGATGCGGCGGTGATGACACCCGTTGGTTGGCTTGAGCCGGTACCGGTGGTGAAATGTGCGTTGGTTCCGCGTGCGATACGCTGGCCCAATGTGTCAACCAAGAATGAATCGAGATTGAACGCGCTATCTTGCATCAATTGGTACGAAACCTTGACAACCTTTGAAGAATAGGTGTAGGCACCCAAGTTCAAGGCGGCGAAGGTCATGTCGGAAACAGTTTCGGCGGAACCCTCGGAAAGGATAGCCGCAACGACTGATGTGTCATTGACCTTTGGATAAGGCAATGTTGCGCCGCTTGTGGTGTTCAACACCTGTGCAAGACGCTCAACCTCACCGGTGAATTTCGTTGCAACCGCCAAAGCGTTGCTGAAATCTTCGGGGATAAGGAAACCGCCATCGGCGTCGGGGGTGGTCAATTGGGGATCGGTTCCGCGAACCTCCATCATTGCTTGACGCTCCTCCGCGTTCAAACCGGCCATACCACGGCGAAGGTACTTGCTGAATGCCTCACCCTTGGTAACGGCTTGACGCTCGGCAACCTCTGCGCGCTCCTCTTTTTTGGCGGCAAATTCGCGCTTCAATTCCTCGGCGCGCTCAATGCGCTCGATTTCGGATTTGATACCACGAACATCGGTTTCGATGTTGTCGAATTTTTGATTTTCTTCGGCGTTCATTGAACGGCCTTCGGCTTGTGCGCTGGCAACGATTTGGTTCAATTCGTTTACCAATGCGGCGCGCTTTTCGCGCAATTGGATTGAATTCATGATTCAGTTTTCAAGTTTAGTTATTCTCAAAATAAAATCACGAAGGTTTGGCCGTTCAACCTCACCATCGTGTTGTTCACGCTGGGCAAGCCCGGACGATGCGGCGGGATAGGCGGGCAGGACTACCGGCGACACATCAATCAATCGTGAAACTTTTTCAATAATTCGAACGTTCTTCCCGTTGCGCTTTTCCCAACGATCACGTCCGACTAAAAATGCGAATGACGATTGGTTGACATCGCCACGGCGCATCAATTCAATCAAATCATTTGCGTATGTTGTATTGGGCATTTTGACCTCATAACCCAAACCCGTTGCGTCGGCCCAAACGCGTAACGTTCCCGATGAAACGCGGCCCAACAAAAACGAATCGGAATGATTGTAAAATGCGCGAACGTCGTCGTTCAACACATCGTCAAATGCACCCGGTTTGATTATTTCAATAAACCCGCCCAAATCCTCGGAATATGAATCGAACACGGCGGCATATCCACGGACGATTTCGCCGTCATATTCGGCGCGAAATTCCGCCGAACGTCGTTCCATGACCGGCACGTTGTTTCGAACCTCTGCGTCGAATTTTTCCAACGTTGCAAACAGGTGAACCACGTTCAACATCGGTTGACGTTCCGTGTACGCTCCCTGCTCCGCGTCGTATTCATACACACGAATCAATGCGGCGGGGTTGTCGGCCGTACCCGTTACAACAAACCCCGAATCCGATGACAATTCGCCATCGTTGTTTGTTTCAATGATGCGCCCGAATGCGAACCCGTTGCCGGATTTCCAGCGAACGAAATCGCCGACGGACAATTCATCGGGTGCCGCCTTTTCCTCAACCATTGGTTCGGCATTTTCCTCAACCATTGGTTCGACGGATTCCTCCAATGCCGGTTCAAACAAAATCGGATCGTGTCCGTTTTCGTCCAACCACATTTGCGCATCCTCAACCGAATATTTTTCCGAATCAAATCGGATTGCCTGCAATTCGCTCACGCCATCCTTGATTCCGTAAATGGCATGAATGCCCTCGCCGAATGCGTCGTTCTCACGACGGAATTCGTCAAACATTTCCGGGTCAATCAAACGTGCGGCGTGTTCGCCCGGATATGGGCGTTCCTCCGTGTCGTTCATCTTTTCAATTGTTTGTTCGGCCCAATCACGCATTTCGTCGCCACCCCACGCGGCGTACATGATGGAACCGCAAATTTGGTTTCCGTCACCATCGACGAAATCCCCTTGGTCGTAAACCTTCGCCCGCGACAAAAACGAAAACGTGCGTTTCACGATTTCGTCCGAAATATCGGCGCGTGATGACAATTGACGTGCGCGAAACCAACCGACGGATGTTCCACAATCCGAACCATTGGATTCCTTAAAATCCAACGCCCGTTGTGCGTTGTCCGACGCCGCCTTTGGATAATCATTCCACGACATTGGCATCCGGATTGTCGATTGACGCATCAATCATGTTCAATGGTTGCAAATAAACGTCACCGCCGTCGATGTCGTTCAACGATTCCATTTTGCGGATATCGTTCACGGACAACCAACCCCATTGGCGACCGACGGAATACGCGTCGTATCGTGATTTGATATCACCGCGCAATAATCCCTCCAAATTGAATTGAATGTAGTATTCGTCATTCTCATCCAACCGGAACAATTTGTTGTTGAATTCCTCCTCAATCCGAACCGCCCATGGACGAATCGTATTGCGGACAAATTGAATTCCCTGTTCTTCGATATTCGCACGCGTCGATGATGCCGACAAATCGCCCAGCATGTGCGGGGGAATGAGGAAAAACCGCGCGACCTCCTCCGTTTGGAATTTGCGCGTTTGTAGGAATTGCGCTTGATCGGGCGGGATGGTCATTTTTTCAAATTTCATCCCCTCCTCCAAAATCGCGGTTTTGTGTGCATTGCCCAAACCGGCATTGGCGGTTTGCCATGAATGTTTCAAACGTTTGTAGGCATCATCCGTCAAACGTCCGGGGTGAACTAACATACCACCGACGTTTGCGCCGTTGCCAAAGAATTCCGCGCCGAACTGATTTGCGGCCAAACCAATGCCGAATATTTCTTTTGCCGCGGCCAATGGTGATTTTCCACGGATGCCGTCAAATGACAATCCACAAACGTGAATCATTTCGAAATCCGTGTACACAACCTTTTTGTCGACATGGTAGAATTTTTCCCCCTCGACGACCTTGATTTGTACGCGGTCCGGATGAACCGGGACCAATTTGGTGGGGCGTGCGGATGCGTCGCGTTCAATCGCGGCGAATGCGTTGCCATGCAAACACAAATGCGCCATCAACGTTTCACGGAACACTAACGACGTCATCATCCCGTTCGGATGCTGAATCAATTGGCCGATTGGATGTGCCGATGCAATGAAACGTGATTCCCCGTCACGCTGGTAAACGTGCCACGGCATTGAACCAATGGTTTCGGATAGGATTCGCACCGCGGCCCATACCGCGGAAAATTGCATGGCGGAATTCTCGTTGACCGGAACGCCCGTTTTGGATGAACCGAATGCATCGAACAACCACAATGCCGGTTTGTTCAACGACGTTGATGGGTTGTTTGGGGATGCTCTAAACACCGCCCGAACACGATCAAACAATGTTTGTTGTTCGTTTGCCATGGATATAATTTGCGCGCATCACAAAAATAATGAAAAAACCGCACCATTGTTTGTGTGTTGAAAACTATTTCCATGGCATTCGGGACGCGTGTCGTTTCTTATTTTTTTTTCCGTCCCCCTGTAAGGGGGCGGAAGAAAAAAAAATAAAAACACATCCCGACGGGGACGGAACGTTGTGTTCATAAACGAAAAAGGGACCCCCGAAAGGGTCCCCAACCAGTTTGGCGACGTTCAACCAAAAACTCCATTTTGCGCCTAACTGATCAACGAACGAATTGTTGCGACATCAATCGTTCCGTATTTTTTGTGGAATTTCAACAACACGCGTTCGGCGTCGTTGAATTCGGTTTCGGTTTTTGGATTCATGTACATGTTCCATGCACGGGCCAATTCGGTCAATTCGGTTTTCATGATTGTTTGTGTTTTAAAAAGGGCCGCCCTAATGGACGGCCCCATTTGGTTTACATGGTGTGAAATCTTGAATTCTTTTTTTTGGGGTTGCGGCTTGCTTCCTCTACTTTGTCGAAAATTCCTTCTTGAAGGTCCAAAATCACATCGCTATAAAGTAGGCACCATCCGTAAAGTTTGCCGTTCTTGTAGACGTTGTATCCGTTTGGGTTGTTCTTGTTGATTGTGTTCATGATCGTTGTTTGTTTGTTTGTTGATGTAAACATACAACAAAATGTTAAATAAACAATACCCATGAACCAAAAAAATCACATTTGAACAAAAAAATCAATGTTTTGACCGAAATCAAATATTTTCATCCTCAAAAGCGATGATCAAATGCACGACGTACCCCATCAAATCGAACAACGTATCCTTTGTTTCATCCGTAATTCCAACCGCCGCAATGCGCGACAATTTGTCGTCAATGCGCCCGGAAATAGAATCCATGCGATCCAGTTTCGAGAATATCCGCACGGGGTTCTGCAATGAATCGCCATACGTGTTGTTCTTTGAAATCAACAAATCCTCCAATCGTTCAATGACGTGTTCAATCTTTTCGTTTGTGTGCATGGTGCTTTTTTGAATTGGTGAATGAATAGTACGATGAAAAACGGCGACGTCCGTATTGGTCGACGTGTTGTTGTTCGGTGAATTCATAGGAAATCATTTTGCAATTGTGTTCCGCGACCAAATCGTTGAACAATTGGTTGAAGGATTCGAACGTTGCACGTTCATTTTCAAATTGTTGGCTCATAAAAATCTGATGTCATTGGTTTCATACACGGAACCGCCCGCGTTGTCATTGTCGTTTGTCATCCATTCGCCGACGGCCATGGCCAACGCGACCATTCCGTCAATCTTGTCACCCGATTTCGATTTGACGAATTTGATATTCATCGCCTCATCGACCTTCGTTTGAATGTTCGATGCCATCCATCGCAACATCCCGTGACCGCCATGGTTCAATTTCTTTTGTTTGATCAATATTTCCATTTGTTTGATTGGTTGGGACATCGATGCAAAACCCTGTCCGAACGGATCCATATCAAACCCGGCGTCCATCAATCGTTGAACCAATGCCGATGAATTCCATCGGTCGAATGCAACGGATTTGATATCGAACATGTCCGCACATTTCGACATTTGCGTGAAAATCACGTCGTAATCCGTCGAATTCCCGTCGGTGACAATTAGTTCACCCGCGGCGGAAAACGCATCGTATGATGCACCGGTGCGTCCACGGCGTTGATCCACGGCCGCCTGCGAAACAAACATCCACGGCAACACCTTCACCGAACCATCCGGGCGCGGGAATACCAACACGAACGAACACACGTCGGACGTTGCCGCCAAATCCAAACCGCCGAAACAGGGTTCACCGGCCAATTCGGACATGTCCACATCACCGGCCGATAACATCCAATCGGAGTCCGTCACCCAGCCGTCGAATGATGACACCCATTGATTCAAATGCAATTGTTTGAATGCGATTTCCGACGTTGGTAGTATTCGCGCCTCGGCCGCCATCCGTTCGAAATAATCCATGCGAACGGACACGCCCAAATTCGGGTTTGCCGTGCGCCACGTTTCAACGTCGAACGGGTCGGCATCCATCGGGGCCTCATATATAACCGGCAAAAACGTTTTGTCGTCAATCACACCATCGCGAACGCGTTTGCCGTATTCGTACAATTCCATGCACAACCCACCGCGGTCAATCCCGGCGGTTGATATACCTAAAACCAATGGTTGTGAACGTGCGCCGACCGATGTCGTCAATACCTCCCACAATTCGCGGTTCGGGGCCGAATGCAATTCATCGTACAACACGGCGTGCGCCGAAAATCCGTGTTTCGTCGATGCGTCCGCGCTGATCGCCTTGATGTATGAATTCGTGCCATTCAACACAATCGAATTGCGATAAATTTTGCATTTATCGCGCAACAACGTTGAATTCAAAACCATTTGTTTTTGAACCTCAAATATTGCGTTCGCCTGTTCCCTGTCCGCCGCGGCCACGTAGATTTCCGCGCCCGGTTCATTGTCGGCGAATAATAGGTACAAACCAATCGCCGCAATCAAATTCGATTTGCCGTTTTTACGCGGTAGGAACACAAACGATGTGCGGTACTGGCGCAATCCATCCGGACCAATGGTCCCGAACAATTGAATCAAATATTCACGTTGCCATGTTTCCAACAAAAATGGTTTGCCCGACAAATCGCCCTTGACATGCGTGCAAATTCGTTCAATGAATTTCACGGCGCGTTCGCCCTTCGTCGTGTCAATCATGACAACAAATCATCAATGTCCTCCACCTGCTCCTTTGCGTCAATCTTCGCCCGCGACGCGGCCGTCAATCCATATTCCGGCAACATCTTTTTCAACCGATCCCATGCGTTTTGCATCATTGACAATTCCGGACGCGGACGGAACATTGTGTCGCCCGCCGGCGTTGTCGTTGAATACGTCGGGCCATGCTGGCGGATGATGTTTCGCGCCGCCACGTAATCCTCCCACGCATCCGCGAACATTTGCAATGCGTATCGGTCCAATTCGGACACAACACCCAACCCAACCAATTTGGCGGACAAAAATTCAAACGCCTCGGACGACACCCCGTCCAATTGTGTTGGCGGTGTTGGTGCCGTCACCGGCATTTCCATTTTGCCGCCATGGCGGTCCGGTCGAAACGTGTCCGACGCCTTCAACATTTCCGTTGGTTTTCTTTTCCTTCCCGGCATTTCCTTTTCTTATTTAGAATCATTCTACTTTAAGGCCCCCCAAATTGACTTTG